TTTTTTTTTTTTTTTTTTTTTTGAAAATTTAGGCTTAAGCCTATTTAATAAACATTAGGTTTGGAAAATTTCCACTCGGGTGAGGAGTGTACAAAACCAGTCTAACAAAACTTAAATAGGTGGACACTCCGTCCGTTTAATTCAAAACATCTTACCCTAAACGTAAGACAAAAATAGCAATATCCGGATGTTCACACCGATTAATATAGTCAATAGCGCAACCTCGCTTCCTTCAAAGTCAAAAGATCTATAACTAGCTATAACCTCAGTATAAACTATCTAGGTAGCACACCATTGCAGTGTGCTTCACCCGTGTTTTAAGAACACGAAACTAATGTAGGTCATCACCCTATGATCCACTCTGAGCATACATTATGGGAGGCCCCATAAACCAAACAAACTCAAAATCTTCACCAGCAGCAGTCCATTTATCCATTATCAATGTCACAGCAACAGTATTCGGGATAGCATAGATTACACCAGATCCATTTTGATAATCATTCAGTGTTTCACTCTTAAGCTTAAAATTATTTGGGTTACGCCATGGGTTAGAATAACATCCATAAAGTTGATTTGGGTTGCATAACGATGTAGGAATCGCTCCAGCAACAGTATCAGACCTCGCGAAAATAGCGCCAGGGGCGGAGCTATTATAACTTTCTCCATGTGTGTAATTATTAACATCACTATACTCAGCACGTATAATATATGCAGGTAGTGGCAATGTTGTCAAAGCTGGAGCATGAATCTTTGTTTTAATTGAACCACGATAACCTAAATACGCAGGTAGAAGATACGTAAGTGGTGTAAATGCATTAGTTGTTTTATTAAAAGTTCCATTAGACGCAACAGTATAACCTGGGGTACTTGGGAAATCACGCAAAGTAAAATATGCAGATTTTCCACTCAGAAAAGTCGTAGTTAAAAATGTATCACTTAAACAATAACGCTTAATTAAAGATCGAAAAGACATAACACGCTCAGTAGCAGCAGAAATAATCTCCAAATTAACATCAGGAGTCTCCTCATCAGAAGTACCATAGTACTTATAACCAGCATTAGTTGGTGGTGTAGTAGTACTACCAGGTGGAAACCATCCACAAGGATTACTACTCCCAGTACCATAATAACCGCTCAAAGATGGACCCATGACCTCATAATCCTCACCTCCACGTATATATAATTGAATATCTATATCAGCAGCATCAGGCCTCAAAGTCGATAAAATTGTAAACCCAAGAGTTCCCATTGTTGGAAAACTTGGAGTTGATAAATTACCGAGCCAAGATTTACCCGAATTATTAGTCTCAAGCATAGGTAAATACGATGTATATGGTATAACAAATATTATTTCACGCTGATCAGAAAGATCAACAATCTTAGATATTTGCGTCTCCGTGTTCGGCGTAACAGCAGCCGGATCAGGATCGTACCAAATCATCATACGCCCAGTATGAAATTTAGATGCACAAAAAACAATCTTATACTCAATAGCACCACGCCAGAAACGAAAAGGCAATGATATATAACACAAAGTGGTTAAATCAGCTTGAATAGTCGTTACATTACCAAGAGCCATAGGTGAAACACCATATGCTTGAAAAGTATCATTAACGGCCCCAGTATGAGGCCAAGGGACACTAGTATAGTACGACCACTTACGCTTTAAATAATTAATAGCCATTTGATCCTCATTACCAAGTCCAAAACGAGAAACACCGCTCACAGACTGAGGAGCAGCCGTTAATGTTAAAGATGTAGTTATATCAGTACCTTCAGAATTAGCAAACATCGGCACAGTAAAATCCTCAGCAGCCATTCTATTAGTTATATCAATAGGTCTAGAAAACCCAAACCATCGAGCAATATCAGCTCCAATCTTGATAGCAGCACCAGCTGCAGTCATGAAAGGACCAATTGCTGGAACCTTACCAAGCATATTAACTCCTTTAGCAATAACATCAAGGGGTTTCGAAATAGAACCCTCCTGTGAAGTACCATAAAAAGGAGCAGTAAATGTCGAGCCTTGAACTTTAGGGTCAAGAGCCCAAGCATAAACAGTAATATTACAATAAGGTGTCTCAGTAGAAGTCGAATTAAGAGCAGACGTAGTCATACCCAAAATAGAACCAATCTTCTCGGTCGCAGAAATTACAGGCATCTGCGTTTGCCTTACCTCAGGAATTGTCCATTCAATAACAGAATCATTTGCAGGATCAATTGTTGCATACAACGGTAAAGTTGACACACGAGTCTTAGATGCGATAGCTGCAGCAGTAGCAAAACTATCAGTAGTATAATATGGCCAATAACCAAGAGCATAGCGCCCAAATTGGTAAGGAGAACCATTAGTAACAACACGAACACCAAGACCACCAGTTGATAAAATAAAATGATTAGCAATACGCCTCTGCGTATGAACATTCGAAATCCACAAGGTCCACGGATCAAATACAATAGAAGCACCAGAAGTATCCCAAGTATGTTGATAAATCAACACAGGTCTCTCCAAAGCTTTCACTAAAGTATCATCCACAACATTTTTAAACTGATAAACCTCAGGTTTAGCCATCTGCTCAACCTGCATATCAGTAGTATCATGCACAAACGTCGTATGTGCTTGCTTGGTTTGGCCAAGCGCTGCATCACCCGCAGCTAGGTCAGAAACATTCATCAATCGATTACAAATGGCGCGCTTGATTGAACACACGCCACGATAACGGGTGCTGGCAACACATGATCCCCACGTGTGAGATCGCCTCAATGGCCCTTGCTCCTTCTGCATACCGTATAGCAGAAGTCTAAAGGACCAAGGTTTAAGTGCGAGTCATGAAAACTGCACTTGGATTTTCCCAGATAAGTAAGTCTTACTTATCTCATCATAAGGTAAGAACTCATCGACTCTGGGAGGTCGATCATAAACATTTGGATCGTAAATATTAACCGTAAACCCCGCAAGTGCAGTTGCTCTCTCAAGCATTGCACGACGAGCGAGAAATACATCTTTACCATAGAACCAATACTGTTTATGTGCATCAATTAAATTATTAAGCAACACACTATCTTCAATATCCTTACTACAATCAGTAAAAGACAACATCTTAGACAATGATGCTTCCTCTAATGGACACAAAACACAATCAACCCCATCTATAACATCACAACGAAATTTTCTTTTCAAGAAAGAAACTTCATCAATGCTTATAAAATCAGGCGCAGGACCAGCCATTTTAGAAGATGGTGTGTAAACCACTCCAAAATGCGACAATGTCTCCTTAACTAAATTAAAAGTAAAAGATTCACAATCAGTCCCATTCACATTATCATCACCATAAGTATGCAATGAATTCATTGAGCGAAAAGGTTCAGTGTGTAAAGCCATATACCACGGTATACGCAAATACATACTAACAACAAACGAATTAACAATTGTAGTTATTAAAGCTCCAGACGCAAGACTAGAGTGAGCCGCAAACAACTCTCCATTAACAAGTAATAGACAAAAAACTATATCATTTAAAACAATTGCTGTCATATACTGTTCAAAGTTGGTATAACCCAAC